GATGAGCCGTAAGCGGGTGCGAGAACAGAAGAACACCGACGGCACCCCATTCGCTGAACGCAAGGGCAGTGCGAAGGGCAAAAAGAAGATGGAAGCCGGCCTGGCCAAGCTGCTGCAGGTCACCCGCGTCAGCTCCGACGAAGCCGAGCTGGGCTGGAAAAACGCCTTGACCCGTTGGGTCGCGGCGCAGCAGCACAACGGTGTCAGCGAGCGACGTACCGCCGCGCAGATGCGCCGCTGGAACAAAGTCCCCCCAGGCATCGCCTGCACCGACAAACAGGCCAAGCGCCTGCGCCGGCTGGGCTTTCGTGTTCGCCAGAAGGGCAAAAAGGCACTGGCCAGGCCGTCGGTGGCCTGGATTCAAGAACACGTGAACTACGCCAAGGCCGGCTTGCTGATCCGCATTTTGAACGACGAACGAACCGAGTCCACCGGCGCGCAAAGCTGGGACATCCCCCTGCCCAAACGCCAGTTCCTCGGTGTGGAGAGCGGGAGCGAAACCCGCGACCTGGTTAACCAGGTGTTCCAACAAATCCTTAATTCACCCCGCTAACGAGGCACAGCATGGCACTTGGCAAAGTCAGCGTTAACAATCTCAATCTGGGCCAAGGCGCCGTGACTGAGATCGAGCGCTATTTTCTCTTCATCGGTCCCGGTCCGAAAAACACCGGCAAATTGATCGCCCTCAACACTGACAGCGATCTGGACACGCAACTGGGCCTACCGGCCAGTGACCTGAAAACCCAGGTCACTGCCGCACGCCTGAACGGTGGCGATCGCTGGGCGTGCCTGGCGGCGCCGATTGCGCCGGACGGCGACTGGACCAAAGCGCTGGAGATGTCCCAGCAGCAGGGCTTTTCCGTCGAGGCGGTGGTGATCACCAAGCCGGTGGCCACCGGTGCCGAACTGTCGGCCATGCATGACGCCGCCGTGTCGATGAATGACACCTACGGCCGTCGTGCCTTCGTCATGGCGGCCACGGCCGGCCTGTCGCTAAGCCCATTCCAAAGCTGGGCCGAGTACCTGGTGGCCCAAAAAGCGATCACCGCCGGCGTATCAGCGCCGCGTGTCCTGGTGGTGCCGCAGCTGCACGGTAACGACCTGGGCGTGTTGGCCGGCCGGCTGGCCAATGCGGCCGTTAGCATCGCTGACAGCCCAATGCGAGTGGCCACCGGCGCAGTGCTGGGGCTTGGAGCCGTGCCTGTCGACTCCGAAGGCGTGCCATTGCCGTCCTCGATCCGCGCAGAACTCGACAAGGCGCGTTTCTCCGTCTCCCAGACTTATTCCGATTACCCGGGCGTGTACTGGGGCGACGGCAACATGCTCGATGCACCTGGTAGCGACTACCAGGTCGTGGAGTACCTGCGCCTGGCTGACAAGGCGGCGCGCCAGGTGCGACCGCTGTTGATTCGCCGCGTGGGCGATCGCCGGTTGAACAACACCCCCAACAGCATGGCCGTGAACATCAACGCGCTGATGGCCCCTCTGCGCCGCATGGCCAAGTCGGTCAAGTTCGCCGGCGAGGTGTTTCCGGGCGAGATCGAAACGCCCAAAGACGGCGACATCGTGCTGGTTTGGAAGAGCAAAACCGCCGTTGAGGCGTTCATCAAGCTCAAGCCGCACAACTGCCCGAAAGACCTCACGGCGAACATTGCCCTGGACCTTTCCAACGACGATTCGGAGTAACCCCCCATGTCACGTATTGGCGGCAAGAACTTTGACGTGAACCTGGGCGATCTGCTGGTCCATGTCGAAAGCTGCACCCTGGATATCACCGACAACAGCAAGACTGCACAAACCCGGGGCGTGCCTGACGGCTACGTCGACGGCGATGTGGCAGCGGCCGGCGAACTGGAACTGGATTCCACCAACTTCAACCTGCTGATCGAAGCGGCGCGCACTGCCGGCAGCTTTCGCAAGCTCGATGCCTTCGACACGGTGTTTTTTGCGAAGGCAGGCGACGACGAACTGCGCATTGAGGCCTTCGGTTGCAAGTTGAAGGTATCCAGCCTGCTGAGCATCGATCCCAAAGGTGGCGAGAAGACCAAGCACAAGGTGCCGTTCGAGGTCACCAGCCCGGACTTTATCCGTATCAACGGCGTGCCGTACCTGGATGCCACCGAGATCGAGGGTATTAGCTGATGGTCTGCCCGTTCGATCGCGCCCAAGCCTTGGAACAACGTCAGCGGGACCAAGCTATCAACGCCCAGTTGGCCCAGGCCCGGCGTGAGTCAGCGGGCCCAAGCCTTACCCACTGCCAGGACTGTGATAACGAGATCCCCGAAGCGCGCCAGGCGCTGGGCGGCAAGACCCGTTGCGTCCCGTGCCAGTCTTTTTTCGAAAAAGGAATGCAGCGATGAGCACGAATCAGGTGGCCCAGGACACCGCCATCGCACTGGCAAAGGCATCACCTGCCATCGGTGTAGCGGCCACTGGAGCGACAGGCGCCGTCGACTGGTCGGCTGTCGCCTACATGCTGACAGCCCTCTACATGGTGCTGCAGATCCTGCTATTGGTGCCCAAGTATCGCCAGATGTTGCGCGACTGGAAGGTGAAGCCATGAGCCTGCGCGGCAAGATCGCTGCCGGCGCTATCGCGCTCTGCAGCTCCACGCTGGTGGTGTTCCTGGGCACCTGGGAAGGCAACGGCCAGAACACCGTCTACGCCGACAAGCTGGCCCGTGGGTTGCCAACCGTGTGCAAGGGCATCACCCGCCATATCAGCCCCTACCCGGTGGTTGTAGGCGACTATTGGTCAGACGCCCGCTGCAACGAGGTGGAGCAACTGGTGATCAGCAAAGGCCAACTGCAGCTGGCCGACTGCATCACCAACCAGGACGTGGACCAGAACACCTTCGACGCCCTGAGCAGCCATGGCCACAACTTCGGCATGCCCAGTACGTGCGCCAGTCGCGCCGTGGGCCTGATCAATGCGGGCCGCATCAAAGACGGCTGCAAGGCCCTGGCCTGGGCGCCGGACGGAAAGACGCCCGTATGGGCTTTCGTCACCACCGCCCAGGGCAAGAAGGTGTTTGTCCCGGGGCTGCACGCTCGTCGCCTGGCAGAAGCCGCGCTGTGTGAGGCGGGCCTGTGATGCGCGAAGGCATTTTTGTCCTGGTGCTGTGTCTGGTGGCCTTTTTCGGCTTCGACCTGCTGCAGCAGCAGCGCGACACCGCACGTACCGAGCGTGACGCCGCGCTATTCGAAGCCAGCGGCCTGCGTGAAGCGGCACGTATCAGCGGCGAGATGCTGGCCGAGCGTGACGCGATCGATCTTCAACGAACCCTGGAACTGAACCATGAACGTGCTGAAAACGATGCTCTGCGCCTTGACGTTGCTGCTGGCCGTAAGCGGCTGCGCCTCAACGCCACCTGCAGCGCCCCAGCGGCCAGCACCGGCGGCGTGGCTGATGCAAGCACCGCCGAACTCACAGCAGACGCTCGACAGGATTATTTCACCCTCAGAGATCAGCTTGCCCTCAGTCGGCAAATGATCCTGGGCCTGCAGGACCACGTACGCCGCGTTTGCCTGCGCTGATTCATCCCACTTTGAACCCTGAACGGAGTTACACCATGACCGATACACGCGATATCACCCTGGAAGTAGGCGACAAGGAATTTACCTTCGCACTGACGCCGCAAGACGTGACCAAGTACTTCAACGCCGTGACCCAGGCCAACAAGGTGTCGCCAGCCAACAACCTGCTGGTGACCACCGTCAAGCAGGAGCAACGCGCCACGCTCAAGGCCCAGTTGGGCAACCCGGTGCTGGTCATGCAACTGGCAGGTGCGCTGCTGGAAGAGTACGGCCCGGACGTTGAAATCACCGTAAAAAAGCCCTCGACCACGCCGAACGACTGACCGAAAACGGCCTTGGCCAACTGGTGGCCTTGGCCAGCCGCTGGCTACCTGGTGCCGAGCCCACCGCCGAGGTGATGGGGACGGCCAAGTGGCTGGAGGACGAGCACTGGCGACGGATGGAAATCGCCATTGCCAACGGCATCGCCTACGCACTCAACGGATAAACACTGATGGCTGACAAA